GCACAAGCGGACAAAAACGCTGCAGCTTTGAAGTTGCAAGAAGTCCAGCAGCGCAACTTTGAATTAGACAAGAGAGAAGCTGAACTGCAGAAGCAGATTGAATCTATCCAGAATGTATTGGATTTAGTTAAACAGAACCATCCTGAGTGGCTTAAGGGGGTCGAAATCTATGGTTATCAACCGGGACACAATAAGAATGGTAAAGAGCTTTAACAACGACCGGCTCCGGGCGTGGCTGCAAGAATACGGCTTTGCGATGTATCAGGACGGCAAGCGTGATGCTTTGTTGGCGTTGTCGTTGAAACTGCATGATGAGTTCGGCTTTAGCAACGAAGACATAGCAAAGCTTCTGGAGCTTTCCGGCGTTTGGTTGGACGGTGCGCAGTCTGGGACGGAAATCAAAGCGGACGAAATTAAAGAAGCGTTACTGAAAGAAAAAATTTACTGCTTGCACAATATATAGTGTTAAATAACACTTGACATACACAATATATTGTGATATTATAGTATTGACCAAACAACATAACCATATTCATACTCCTCCTTTCCCCCTTGTGAAAGCCCGTCGATGACAGCCTGACCAACTGCCAGACGGGCTTTTTTCGTAATATGTGAGGTGTTTTATTCATGTTAAAACGGATTTGTCCGCATTGCGGACGCACTTATACAGTTGGAACGCAATGTGATTGCGCTCAATCGAGGCGCAAGAAACGAGAGCAGCGGAAGGATTACGACCGCATTAGCAGGAACAAAGACGCTGCTTCCTTCTACCATTCATCGAACTGGGAAAAGCTGTCTGACGCTGTGCGTAGGCGTTCGTCATATACTGATACGTTGCAAAGCTATTTAGCTATTTTAATAAGAAGAGGAATGCTGTTGCACTACGTCCAGAACCAGCAAACCGACGCAGGCAGAGCTATCGTGAAGACGTTGGTATCGTTGCTGGTTTCTGACAGCGGCGTTCCGATGCAGTTTCAGACGAAGCGTGTTCGTCTGGTAGTTCACCATGTGGTGCCCAGGGACGACGACAAAAGCCTTGAATTCGATCCGGACAACCTGATTGCGTTGCTGCCAGTGGTTCACAATCTGGTGCATGATTACTACGACAGTTCAGATGCTGATAAAGAAGCAATGCAACGAATACTTTTTGACGCTATTAATTATTTTAAATAAGCTATTTTAAATAAGGAGTGATTACCATGACCGCAGGAAGAAACCGCAAACCTATTAGCCTGATTTCGGGGCACAAAACAGCGGCAGAAATCCGTGAGAGGGAACAGATTGAGGATTACTACACCGTGGGCCGTTCCAGACTTGTACCGCCGCCGGAGCTGACCTTGCGAGCGAGAGATAAGTTTGAACAGATTGCCAGCGATGCGTTCTGGTTGGACGAACTGAGCGCAGACTTACTTGCGCAGTATTGCCAAGCGTACGATAAATGGTTAACGCTGGTGGAAATTATCAATGAAGAACCGGAGAGTATCGTGGATGCAGACGGACACCTGAAGCCAAATCCGAACAGGAAAGCGTTGCTCGACTATGGAATCGTGATGCAGCAGATTTCTGCAAAGCTTGCACTCGGGAACATCGACCGCCTGAAGCTCAGTCTTCCTGCAGGGACGGAGAAGCCTGCGAATAAGTTCGCGAAGTTTGCGTAAGGAAAAAGTATACTCGTCCAAAAATCAGCACTTTTGGACGGCAAAAAGTGCTTGTATACTTTAGTATAATTCACTAAACCTATTAGTTATATTAATAAACAATTATTATTTTTTTCTGTTGTAAAAAGTTTCTACAAATTAATTTTATAGTAGTGGTAGTTACACTATGTAGTAATTAATAGTATACATTATAGTAAAGTGTAAATAGCACTGCTCAAAAAGTAAAAATACAAAAACTTTTCCGCAAAAAAAAAATAATGGTCGCAAACGGACGAAAGTATACCCCCCGGGCCGGGAAAGTTTTTTCGGCTCGCTTCCTGACCGCGCGCCCCAATTTTCTGTAGAAAAATCTCCTGATTTTTGAAAACAGGTAAACTTATTCGTAAGAAGTGGTTAACTAATATCTATTTTATGCAAAAAAAAAGAGGTGGAATCATGGCTCAAACCGTTGATAGGACAACTGAATATGCAAAAGCTGTTGTTGCAGGCAGGAAAATCTGCTGCAGGGCGGAAATGGACGCTTGTCGCAGGCATCTCCGGGACTTATCGAACCCGGAATTCGAATGGAGACCTGATGAAGCGGAACGGCATATCGAATTTGCGAACCTGCTCAGTTACTACGATGACACAGAGAAGCGTACTAAACAGTTGCAGACAAGAGGATTCCAAAATTTCATCATCGGCTCCCTTTTCGGCTGGTATCGGAAGTCTGGGTACCGGCGGTTCACTCAGGCATACGTTCAGGTTGCCCGGAAAAACGGCAAAAGCTTCCTCTGCGGCGATTTATGCTTAGACTTTGCAATGCTCTCCGGCGTTCCTGACGGACAAATTTACTGCGCCGGGACAAAACTTGACGATGCACTGATTACTTGGGGAGAGGTTAAAAAGTTCATAAAATCAGACCCTGACTTGGAAGAATATTTTAGAATTAAAGATTACAACAACTCGACATCGAGAATAATCCACAAATCCAACGGCACAGTCATCAGGCCGCTTTCCGGGCTGGACGAACGGGATGGCTTCAAACCAATCTTAAATATTGTGGACGAATACCATCTCCATAAGTCTCCGGCAATGATGAAGGTGCTCTTGGATGGCCAGATTGGCTATCCTAATAGTATGACTGTTGTTATCACAACAGCCGGTTTTGACTTGAACCGACCGTGTTATCAGCATTATCTCTACAGTAAGAAAGTTGCTGCAGGCACTGTACAAGCGGATTTTCTGTTTGTATACATCGCTGAAATGGATCTGCCCGACAGTCACACGGAGCCGGATGCTTATGAAGCTGCACTCTGGAATGAACAGAATTGGGCTAAAGCAAATCCTCTCAAATTATTTGACACTGACTATGATGTGACCAGCAGTGATGCTAAGTGGCAAGATTTCAGGGACGCCGCTTCGATGGCTCGTGAGAAGGGCGGCTTTGATTTAACCGACTTTTTGGTGAAACAGGTCAACGTTTGGACTACCCTCGGTAGCTCTGCTTACATCAGTCCTTCCGACTGGGCAGATTGCGGTAGGCAAGGGTTGCTTCTTACGAAGTTCAAAAAATGTAGAATCCACCTGGGCTTCGATTTATCCAGCAAGAATGACTTAGCTTCCATAACAATTATAGTTCCTCCACAGGACATTCCCGGAACCGATGAGGTATTGGAAAAACCTTACATCTGGTCGCATTCATACCTTCCTAAGAATACGTTGCAACGGCATATAACGCAGGATAAAGTTCCGTACGACCGCTGGGTGGAAAAGAGGCTGCTTACGTTGACCGATTGCGGCGGAACCAATGGTTTTATCTTGGATTACAAGTTCATACTCGAGGATTTACGGCAAATTTTGAAGGACAACGAATTTACCGTCATTTCTGTTGGCTATGACCCTATGGGAATATCTGGCATGATTGCGGATTTAGAGGAAATCTGCGGCCCGGACGCAGAGCTGATTGAGATTGTACAGAATCCAAAAAGCCTGAATGATGCTACGCGCTCTTTCCGGGACACGGTAAAAGGGCAGGGCGTGCTGTACGATTCAGACAACGACCTGCTTACGAGGAGCATCGGGAACGCCGTGGTGGTGGTAAACAGCAAAAAGGAACTTTTGATTGATAAGAAAGTGGCCGGAAACCGTATCGATCCTGTGGACAGCGTGCTTGATTGCTGGAAAGTGTGCATACTTGCGGACGATTTGGAACGCAAAGCGGCGAAGGAAGCTGCGACCGTGGACGAATGGTTAGATTTGATGGATAAGTTTTAAAACATTTAATTGAAAATACCACTATATCTTGTGTTATACTATTGACACACACCACTATATATAGTATAATGTAGAAAATGAACCACTATATGTTGAGTTGTCGAGGAGGGGGAACTATGTTAAACGACTTATTAAAACGGTTATTCGGAAAAAAAGAAGCGGAGAAATCACGTGAATACGTTGTTCGTTTTTGGAAGGACATGAAATGTGAGAGTTATGGAAATGGAGTTGAATGCAAAGTTACATCCGACGACATAGAGCGATTTTGCTACAATGTTCAGACGTTTTTAAACGCTCGCGACAAGGTAAAAGGCATTCTCGGCTGGCATTTCTGGGTTGATAACAAGGTTCCTGATTTTGTATGGACGGAAGACAAAAACGGTATCAAATATTTGATTCCGCGTGGTTTTAAAAATTTCAAAGATATCGTTCCTGAAAATGACGACGCTTATAACTTAATGGTTTCCGAATATGAGAAATCTGCTTTATTGAGGTAAAACATGTGGAAAAACGTAGCAAGAAGCGTTCTAAAACAACAGAAAAGCGCAGTAAAACAGGCTCCGGTAGCGCAAGCGTCCCCGGTAACGGCAAGTTACGGTGCAGACAACGTATTCACAGTCGGAGGCTGGGATAGTGCGTCTACGGCGGTGTTCACACCGGACATCGGCGAAGTAACCTATTTCACTGTACTCCGCATCTTGTCCGAAACGATGGGCAAGTTGCCCGTGTATCTGAGGGATAAAGAGCACAAGATTGTAAACGGCGATGTAAACAGTGTACTCAGTATCCGACCGAACGGGAAAGATACTCCTGCTTCGCTGTTCAGCTATTTAGAACGCTGCCGGAATCATTACGGCAACGGGTATGCGTATGTGAAATGGAATGCGAAAACGGGCAAGCTGGACGGCATCGTTCCGTTAGACCCTCGCAGAGTACAAATCTGGGTGGATAATGTTTCGGATGTTATCGATACAAGACATTACTACCAGTACCAGTCTCTGAGCGGCCAGAGCTACATGATTAGCCCAGACGACATTATCCATGTGCGAAACTGGCACACAGACGATAGAACCGGCCTCGTGGGCATCCCGGTGCGGCAAACGCTGATTGAATATATGTCTGCAGCGAAAGCAGGACAGGCTACGCAGAACGATATGTACCAGAATGGCATGATTGCAAATGCTGTTTTAAACTACGTCGGTGATATTGATGAAGAGCGCAAGCGTAAGATGGTCGAGAGCATCAAAAAGCTGGGTAAAGCGTCAAGAATCCTTCCGCTGCCCGTGGGCTGGGAAGTTAAACCTCTGAATCTTTCGTTGGCCGACAATCAGTATCTGGAAACAAGAAAGTTCACCGCAGCACAGTTAGCAGCGGCTTTTGGCGTAAGTCCGACGCAGCTGAATGACTACTCAAAAGGCAGTTACGCCAATGCAACGGCCCAGCAGTTAAGCTTCTTACAGTCCACGTTGGCTTTCATCGCGAAAGTTTACGAACAGGAACTCAGCCTGAAATTGTTATCTGACGATGAAATCAGAAAAGGCCTGCGTGTGGACATCGATACAGACGCAATGTTACAAAACACACCAGACATTCTGGCAACGATGGTACGTAACCTGGCCGGTGGCAGCGTTATGAAAATTAATGAGGCTCGTGACAAACTGGGCCTTCCGCCAATCGAGGGCGGCGATGTTTTGGTTATTACACCGGGTGCTGGGACTGTGGATAAAATCAATGAGGTGAAAGACGATGTTTAAAGTAGTGAACCATGCTGATAGAGCAGAGATTCTCATTTACGGCAATATCATTTCCGACACAGACGCAACGTGGCTTAAAATGCTGGATGACGGCACTTTGGGCTACCAGTATCCTACCAAGATTAAGGAACAGTTGGACGCTCTGAAGGGCTTACCTATCGACGTTCACATTGCAAGCGACGGCGGAGACGTGGCTGCTGGCATTGCTATTTATAATATGTTAGCAAATCACGACGCACCGGTTACCGTGTACATCGACAGCTGGGCGGCATCCATTGCTTCCGTGATTGCGTTTGCTGGCAATAAAATTATTATGCCGGAAAACACATTTTTGATGATTCACAACCCGAGGGCAGGTGCTTTTGGTGAAGCGGATTATCTGCAGTCGGTTGCGGAGTGGCTGAGAAAAATCCGCGATATGGTAGCTGAAACGTACGCAAAGTTTGCACCTGACTGGCAGGCAGAAGACATCAAAAGCAAGATGGATTCTGAGACGTGGTTCACGGCTACGGAAGCGGCTGACTTTTTCCGGGGCAAGGTGGAAGTGGTACCGGCAAACGAACTGGAAGCGGTAGCATCTCTCAAGAGTTCCTTCAAGGAAGCTCCTGAAGCTGTTAACCTTGCAAAGTTCAATGAAGCGGAAGCCCAGAGGGCGGAAGCTTTAAAAATAAAAAATGAAAAACTTAGAAATGAAATCTTATCTGTAATAACGGGAGGCTTAAAACATGAGTGCTAAGAAGAGAGCAGAAATCTTGAAAGCAATCAATGCAAAGCGGATTGAGATTCTGGATTTGCTGGATAAGAACGATTTAGCAGCAGCGAAAGCTGCTTCCGAGGAACTGCAGAAACTGCAATCGGATTATGATGCCGAGTGTGAGGATAAACCTGCTAACAATTTTAAACCTATCAACAATATGAATCTTAATGGAGGTATTGCTACTATGAACAAACGTAAAGCTTTGAACGCTGCTGTTCGCGTGATGCTGCTGCGCGGTTACAATGCGCTGAACGATGAGCAGAAGCAGCTGTTGATGCCGGTTGATTCCATCGACGATCCGGGCCAGGTTGAAGGTGTCGCAAATCGTGGCGGTGTTCTCGTTCCGGTTGAGACTGCAAACGTGATTAAAGAGATGGCAACGGGTACGGTTCGGTTGCGCGAACGCTGCGACAGCTACCAGACGGGCACTAAATCCGGCACCATCCCTGCTGGCGAAAACCCGGAAGACGGGCTGACGGACTTTGATGAATTGCCTGCTGGCGGTATGCCTACCGGCGATGAAAAGTTTTCGCCCATCAATTATAATGTGCATGACTACGGTCGGGTTACCAAGGTGTCCAAGCAGGTATTATCTGACGCAAACAGCGACCTGATGGGCTTTCTGACCCGGGCGTTTGCAAAACGGCAGGTAAACACTGAGAATGCACGCATTATTGCGACGTTGGAAGCGGCCTGCGGCGCGACGGCAACCGCAGTAACCGGCTGGAAGGGCATCATCGGTGCAATCAATAAGTCCATTCCTCTGGGCGTGGTTGGTAGTGCAGTAATCCTGACGAATCAGGACGGCTGGGACTATCTTGACACCTTAACGGACGAACAGGGTCGTCCGCTGCTGACGCTGGATTTGAAAGACCATGCACGGTACACGTTCCGTGGCTACGAGGTAATCGTAGTGGAAAGCAAGTTCCTGCCCACGGATGAAGACGACGCAACTACCAGCCATACCGGTACCGGCATTCCGTTCTTCGTAGGCAGTCTGTGGGACGCTGTAATTTTCGTCGAACGTGAGGGTCTGGAAATCGCAATGAGCGAACATGCAGCATTTAACCAGAACGCTATCGCAGTTCGCGTGGTTACCCGGTTTGATGTTGAAAGCAAATTCGCAAGTGCGATGAAGAAGGTAACGTATAAAGCCTCTTAAGCCGTAAGGTTTAAAGGATAAAATATCCCCCTCTTTCCCGGGCAGGGACGGGCTTCCTGCCTGCCAAGCCCGGGTTTTCTTTTATAACATATTAAATAATGGAGCGTGAACGTAATGATTACATTAGACACTGTAAAAACATATCTCAGAGTATCAACCACAGCAGAAGACGGGCTTTTACAGGGTTTAATTGCGGCTTCCGATTCTTACATGGAAGGTGCTGTTTCTAACTTTTCCGATAAGTACGAAAACAGCGGTGATAAGTGGCAGTACAAAGCTGATTTGGCGCAGCTGATGTTAATTGCAGACTGGTACGAACACCGGCTGCAGGAAGAGCGGCCCGTTTCCGGGGCAGTGAATCTGCTTCTTACGCAGTTACAAATTGAGGGGACGATGTGATGAATGTTAATGATTTAAAAGACCGGGTTGCTATTTTGCAAGAAACGGTTACCCGGGATGAAGAAATGAACACCATCAAAAGTTACAGACCGCTGAAAATCGTCTGGGCTAACGTTCGTTTAAAACAGAGTAAGTACGCACAGACTGCTACCGGACATAAAGGCTCCCGGCAATACACGGTAACCATGCGGTACGACGCATTGCTGTTCCTGCAGGTTTGCAGATTATTGTACAACGACGCAGTTCTGGAGCCAATTTCGGCTCCGTATAATGATGGGAACAAGTTCATGATTATAGATTGCGTGGAGACGGTTCCTGTTCCTATAGCAGGTGATTAAATATCAGGTGATATCATGGCACGACACTACTCAATGGCTAACCGGCACAGACGGACTGGGCGTTCGCATCATAAGCAGACTGGACGGTCGTTCTTTGAATCGAAACAGTCTTTGGCGGCGTTTTTGAAGGATAAAGACGAAAGCGTAAGACAGGCAGCTGCGGATGCGTTGAATGAAGCTTCAGACGAAATCAAATTTCAAATTATAAGAAATCTTCAAGAGCAAGGTGTGCAAAACAGAACAGGAAATTTGTATTTTTCTATCGACATCGATTATGCGACAGCAAAACGACCGAGAGCACTGATAAAATCGGAAGCGGTTGTGGACGCTCCGCCGCTGGATAAGCAAGGCTCAATCAACCCCGCAATGAAGGGCAGATACACTGCTGGGCCTGCGTATAACCAAACACCATACGGCAGGTTGATTGAGTTTAGTCCCCGGATCCGGAAACCTTTTTTCTACACTGCATGGTACGAAAAAATGAAATCCGTTAAAGAAAAAATCATAAACGGCGTTGGCGAGGCGTGGGCAAAATGACAAATATAGACGTATTAGCAGCTAAGGCACTAACTGAATACGAACCACTGACATCGCTGTTAGCGAACGGCTCCGACAGCGTATATCACGACGACGCACCGGAGAACGGTGAATATCCGATTATCCAATATACAGCTATCAGTGAAACCCCGGCGATGCACGCTGATAATCAGGCTATCGCAATGCAAAAAGTTATCAGGGTTACGGTAATTAACAGCACTAACGCAGGCAGGCACGCTTTCAAAGAATCAATCATGAAAGCGATGACGGATGCTGGCTTCATGTGGCAGAGCACGAACACGGCACGCTCCGACCGGGAATTTTACTTAGTTATGGATTTTTCATACAGTTGTTTAATTAATTAGTTATAAATGGAGGTAATTAACAATGGCAAAAGTTGGTGTTTCTAACTTACATTACGCAATCCAGCAGACTGAAGACACTGCTACCACTGCAGCAACCTATGGCACTCCGGTTCACGTAAAAGATACTGTGAGCGTGGACGTTCAGGTAGAATCCGAAACTGCGGTTTTATACGCAGATAACGGGCCCGCAGAGAGTGCAACCGGCCTTGGGGCGATGAACGTTTCCCTTGAAATTAGCGACCTTTCGTTGGCAGACCAGGCGGCGTTGCTGGGACATACGCTGGACAGTCAGACCGGGCAGCTGGATAAAAAGACTACCGACATCGCTCCGTACGTTGCGTTAGCGTTCGAGTTCCTCATGGCGAACGGTAAGAAAAGGTGTGTGAAGCTGTACAAGGGCAAATTTACTATTCCTAACGAAACCGGTCAGACTAAGGAAGCATCGCCGAGTTTACAGACGCAGAACATTTCCGCCGCGTTCGTGCAGCTGAAGAACAACAATCTGTGGGAATCCGTGAAAGATTTTGATGCAGACGCAGCGACGGACAGCTGGTATGCGAGTGTGCTGTAATTAATTAACTAAAAAAAAAGAGGGAGGCTTTTATCATGGAATTTAATTTCAAGCCGATTGCTGGCAAAATTCCGGCGAAAGAGAATATCAAAGCTAAGTGCTGGACATTGGTAATGGAATTTGAGCCAGTGAACAAAGAGACCGGTATGTTCGACCTTCCGGGCGCAATGCGAGTGATTGCAACTGTCTACGGCGTTAGCGAAGACGACGTAGCGGAAGCATTGACGGTGCCGGAGGTAATGCCGGTTGTGATTGATTGCGTTAAGCTGGTTAATGCATTAGTCGATGATAAGTTAAACAAGGTAACGGTAAAAAACGTGGAAACGGACAGCGAGGGTTAAACCTCTCTGTCCGTGAAGAAATTTTGTTATACTATTTCTGGACGATGAAGACGTTCGGATGGACGTACGATTACGTGGACAACATGCCGCTTGCGGTGCTGTTAGACATATACATTCTGAACGATAAAATCAGTAATCCTGAGGATTACGGTGGTCTGACACCGGGTGAATATTTCTTTCACCCATAAAATTAGGTGATTTGCTATGGCTAAGAAGAACGATAATGGACTGTACTTACCATTGAGAGTAGACTTAGATGCGTGGGAAGCTTCGTTAGCTGCGCTGGACGGGCCGCTTCTGGAAAAAATGCGGATGCTCCGGTCAGAAATGAAAGACTTGACGATGGAGTATGATGTTAAGATTTCCAACGCAAAAGCTGCCGGGGACAATTTAAAAGCAATCCAGCTGGAAATGCAGAAGCTGACGGAAATGGAAAAGTTGCAAACCGCAACGGTACAGGGACTGTCGCAAGCTTACCAGAAGAGCGTAGCGAGTACCGGGCAGTACAGTAAACAATCAAAAGAGCTTCTTAAGAACTTGCAAGCACAGCAGCTGGCACTGAACAAGACCCGGATTGCTCTGGATAATATGCAGGGTAGCTTAGGTGGTTCCTTGGTTTCTGCATTGCGTTCAGCATCGCCGGAGTTCGCAAGGTTCGCTGATTTAGCGAACGCGGCGGCGGTGAATCTTGCAAAGATTGCGCCTGCGTCGAAGCTTTCCATCGCTGCGATGGGCAAAATAGGCTTAGCTGTTGGTGCTTTGGTTCTTGCAGGCAAGGGCATGGCCAGCGTTGCTAACAGCGTTAGCGAGGTTGCGGAAGCGGCAGGGAAAGCAAATGAGCCTATCTATCAGCTTCGCGAAGAGTTGAATACTTCTTACGAAGAGGCTGAAAAACTGCATGGCATTATGCAAATGGACGGCATCGCAGGAGAAACGTTCGCTCAAACTATCAATAAACTGAATAAGCAGTTGTTAAAAGCAGGGGAGAACGGCAATCTTGCATCCGATATGCTGACCCGTTTCGGTGCGGAACTCAGGAATCAGGACGGCTCCCGGAAATCTACCATTGAACAGTTGCAAGAGTTGTCTGCAGCATATCAGCGTGCAGCTTCCGTCGGTGCAGGTAGAGATTTTCTTACTGCTACCGGAACTACACCTCTTGTACACATCCTTGCAGATCTGGACGGCTACACGGAACGCTGGGAACGTATCCGGGTGGAATACCAGAAAAACTACGACGCGTCGCATCTGCTGTTGGAGATGAATAACCATCTTATCGAATCCGAACGGCAGCTGGCAACCGTTAAAGGAGAGGTATTTACTGAACAAGCACTTAAGAACAAGGAAAACGAAATCCGCGCAAACGTTGCGGAAGCGGAAATTATTAAAGCGAACGCTGATACATATAAAGAATATGGAAAAATCTTAGGCGATATTGCTGACAATTTCACTAAAATCAAGCTGGTAGCTTCTGTAGCGTGGACTAAAATCGTTACGGATGCAAAAGGACTTACTACGGAATTAAAACCCGTGGGAGACGCATTAACGGCGATAGAAAAGAAACTTGAGAAAATTGCAAAGTATCACCCGGTGGGCTGGGCTATCGGCAAGTTGAAAGAATACTGGCAAGATGCTTCCGCTGAGGTAGATAAATACTATAAAAAAGCAGAACAGGTTGATGTTAAACCTAAAAAAGACTTTAAAGAACGCGACCCGGAAGCGGAGCGTGAAGCTGCTAAACAAGCTGCTGCAGCGGAAAAGAAACAAGCGGACGCACAGCTGAAGCTGTCCCGGGAACTACAAGCAGCGAAACAGACTGATTACGAGAAAGATGTTCAAAGAATTGCAGATGAGCGGGACGAATACATCAAAGCTGGGGCTGATAAGCTACAGGCGGATGAATTATATGCTATCAAGAAAGCGCAGATTGACGCTAAATACGCTGAAAAAGCTTCTGGTAAACAGGACGTAGAAAAAGCAAAGCAGGCTCAGTTGCAGATTACATCGGTGTTCCAGACCGAAACTGAACGCAGAATAGCTGAAATTAACCGCCAGCGCGACGCATGGATTAAAGCTGGTGCATCTGAGGTAGAAGCTACAAGAGCTGCTCAGGCGCAAATCCGGGAAGCAAGGATGAGTGAAGCGGAGCGGACGTTGCAGCAGCGAGCGAAGCTGATTAAAAGAGCGCAAATCGAACAGCAGAAGGGCGGAGACTGGGAAGGACGGTTAAAATCGTGGGCAGACGATGAGTACATTCGCGGCTTAGGCGTGAACCGGAAAGATATTGCGTGGGCGCAACGGTACGGCTTTGACAAAATCAATGAGCTTGGCAATGCGAGAGACCGTGTTCTGGGCAGTATCGTTGGCGGCGGCAGCACGGTGAATGCTCCTGTAACCATTAACATGGACAACACAGTGGTAGAGAATGAATCCGCGATGGTTTCCCTTGCGAACCGGGTAGCGGCTGTGATGTTACCTACGATTCAGCAAGCACTCGGGAACGCTGGTTTCGTGGAAAACGGCTATGCGAGGTAAGATAGATGATTACGATTAACGGATATAAAAGTCTCGGAAAAGCTGAAAACTATGCTACGCAGCCGGACGACCGGCAGGAACTGGTGAAATTAGTAAGCGGCGCAGTGGTTGTAGATGGGTGGAACGGTGCAAGGCAGGCGGTCGGGGACGCGGTGTCCCTGACCGCGACCTTCGCCCGGGCGGACGCTAACAGCATTATTGCAATATGGAACGCTCGAACGCTTGTTGCGGTAACGCTGGACGATGGTACCACTATCAATCAAGCGAGAATCATCATTAGACGTATCTCTTATCCAAAGCTGTTCGAATCCACGCATACTATACTTGATTTAGAGATTTGGCGGTGTTAATGATGTTATATACGGGAAATCCTGAGGACGGCAAAACTAACGGTATTCCGGTTTCTGAGAACGGCGTAATGAGTTCTCCGATTACCGGGCGCGGCACGGAATCCGAGGTTTTGTGCGCCGCCCGGGACACTACGTCCCGGACGATTACGATTACTGGTGGTACCGGCATCTTGCTGAGTGCAGACGCTGTTAGCTTCAATAGCAGCATACAGCTTAATGTAATTAATGTTAATACTTGCTTTTTGGTAAAGATTACAGGCGATAGCACTCCGGGAACGCACGCTAACAGCGTTACTGTAACCTACACGGAAGCCGGAGAAACTATAACTCGTGTATTCGATGTGCAGAGAATCGTTCCGTTTGCGAATATTCCGGTGGAGAGCGTTCAGATTAGCTTGAATGCAAAGACGCTGTCTGACAATTTCAGAGCATCTACTGTAAAGCAACTGGTACCTGGTCTCACGCTGAACGATAGTATCACCGGGAACCTGCTGGATTACCACTACGATTTCGTGGTGGACGAACTTTCCCAGAACGCAGGCCGGGTGAATATCGAAGGCAGGTACAGCTCTGATAAATTGTTGTATTCTCTGATTAACATAGAATTGAACAGTAGCGACCGGCTGGGCTACCACGATGGGAAGCCAATTTTCCCTGTTAGCGCATTTTTTAATGCGCTGGCAGATGCTCTGGACTTAGAACCACGCTTCTATTGCAGGGACTTTGCCGTAAAACACGGTACAGTTAGCTACCAATGCACCTATCAGCAAGCACTTTCTGCGCTGTTTGGCTGGATCGACCTTGCACACATTGACGTGAATGTATTCATCCGTGGGAACGCTCTGTACGCGGTACAGCGCGGTTATGAAACCGCTGCAATCACGGCAGGTTACGGGCGGCGGATTACACTGTCGGACGCGGCGAACGTGAAAGCGGAACCTACTTTTGTACAACATCGTGTTAGAACAGAGTGGCAGGGAGAGGTTCAGACCGCATCTCCTATCAAGAGTAATGATATTGTGGATTCCACTCCTGAACCGTTCACCGGGACTATCACGTTCGGCGGCAACAGCTTGACATATCAAGATGGGTACCTTACGCAGGAACAAACAAGCACCGGGACTGCTGGTGTGTACAACATGACGTATTATACGTATCAGACGATTGATGATAAAAAATATTTATCTAAAAAAGAATTTTACGACGGCATACTGTTTACCTGCAGCAAGACGGAGTATACTTATGAAGACAATAACGGAGTGCTTTATCTGGCAAAAGAAACCGCTTATAACAACGGTGAATACGCACAAATCGGAAGCCCTGATTATACCAATGCTGAAATCGTGACCACTACGCACGCAATGGCAGAACCGGGCTGGTACGGCACCACGACCCGGAATGAGACCACCGGGGACGTGCAGACGAGCCTTGGGCCGGGCGGCCCAGCGAATTCCGTATCTCAGTATACCGTTGACAAAGCGAACGAAGCACTTGATACGTTCACGTCTACAATCCAGCAACTGCGAGACAAAATTCTCGCTACACTGTTCGGTACTCCAATCGTAAACACGAACTATCCCGTGGACACATACTATGGTTTATCGGACATCGGCTGGCTTGCAGGGCAGACGGACTATTTGAATAATAAGACAGAAGAAACCGTTAACCTTGATGCGGTGAACGTTAACCATATAATTGATTTTACGGATGTCATTTCCTACAGAGGAAATGACTACGTTCTGCAATCAAACAGTGTTTCTCTTACTCCCTCAGGAATGAATCAAAATATTACACTTATACGGTGGTTTTAATCAACCGTTGGACAAATTATATGCAACGCAGTTAAAACGCAACGTACGGGCTTATTTGGCGGCTTAGCGAGGATTTATGGAAAATGTCTGTAAAACAGTTAGCAAATTTATTATCTAAAGCAGTGAAAACGGCAAAGTCTGGCGGCGTTGCTGCCGCTGGCATCGTATCCGGGAACATGGTTACGGTGAACGGCAGGGCGTACGAGTATGAGGTTATCGTTCCTATCATCGTCCGTGACGGACAACGGGTGATAGCGCAGGTATCTGCCGGGGATAATAAAGCATACATTATTGGATAAACGATTTTACAGGATAAACATCATGTATAAGACAAGAATCGTATCCATCAGCGGCAAAACCGCTGTGGACGTATCTGGACGACAATTACAGATTTGTAGCAATGCAACGTTATTTCCCGGTTGCAGTGTATACACTGACGGCGTGTACATCTACGGCTGGAACTGGGAGTGTCGAAACAGCAGAAAATTACTTCGTAAGAAGCGAGCGACAGGCTTACTGCCGCTTTATTTTTATGCAGACGACAATAATGGCTTTTGCACGGCTCTGCCGCAGTCCGACTGGTCGTTACCATCCGAATACGAGTATGGGCACCAGAGTAAATTTGACACAGACACAATGTTCTGTTGGTATGGACGACCGTATCAGTTCCATGCTGGAAACAACGTCTACGCATTGCGTGGGAGCTATAGTAATCCTGTGTTATACGACAGCGACGGGAACGTAATCAATGTAGACGTATCTAAATGCTTGTATCTTACGCACGATAGAGACCTCGGTCTCTGTTGGCAAAAAGGCGGGCTTTCTCAGACGTTCTCAACATGGTGCGCTACTCAATTTCAGAAAATCGAACATGATTCTGAATGGGACTGGCACGGCGGCTCGCATTACAAATACACGTACTATACATCCAGCTATAGCTGGTCGTACAGCGGCAATAATGACATCCAGTGCGCTGTTGGTAATGCTGATATTACTGATTTAAAGGTACTCTACGATAACGGTGGTGTTATCAACCTGAACGCTATTGTGCAGCAGCTGTTAGCGGATGCACTTGTATTGTTAAAACAGAAGCAAACCGCTGCAATACCAGCAAACGTAGACCCTGCTAATGCATATCCGACGTCCATTCCAGATCCGATTATCGTAGGGTACTGGCTCGGAACGAATGTGTCCGTTGTGGACGATGTTTTTAACGGGGAACACAAAGTGTACCCCGTTGACCCGGATTCCGGGCAAGGCGGAACCCCTCTCGTGGACGCAGGGAGTGTTGCTTACAACGCTACCGGATACCGGTTATCAAGCGACTACAACTACGATTGCAGGGTAGTACATAACCTCAGGAAAATCGGCAACAGCATAGAATTCTACGTAAATCTCAGAGGCATCTATCGCTGTTACGGCTACAAGGAAATGCTGGACTACGACCCGGTGAACGAATATACACCTGCAGCATCGGCAGATTCGTGGCTCTGGTGCGCAGGCAGCATTGATAGTAACGGGCAATTCAATGAGTACCCGACCGACGGTGAACTTGATATTTGGTACAAAATTACGATTACCAACGGAGCGGCTTCGTTCCAGCGGATTAAGACGCCGTGGGGGTTCGCTCAGCATAC